TTACCCAAAGACTTGCAGAAACCGAAAGATTTTTTGGCGATAGGGTCAACCAACTTCAAGGCTCTATTGAGCAATTAACAGGCGAAAAAAATAAACTTGGTCAAGATTTAGAGTCTGCTTTCTTACAACAAGATGAAATGAGTCAACGAGCTATAGAAGAGCAAATTGCTGCTTTAGATGCTCAACGAGCAGAATTGACAGCTCAATTAGAACAGTCTGTTGCCGAGGCAGAGGCCAACGGCGTAGATGCGGTAGCCGCAGCAGAACAAGTTGCCGCAGAACAAAGGGCTCAGTTTGAAGGTCAGATTCAAGAAATAGAGGCGGCTCAGCAACAAGCAATAGCTGAGCGAGATCAAGCAATTGCTGAGCAAGACAATATTAGGGCGCAAGCAGCTGAAGATCAAGTACAAGCGCTAGAAGGAATGAAGCAACAAATGCTAGAAGAAAGATCTGGTATTGTTAGCGGATTGGAAGGGGAGATTGGCAGCTTGCAAGGTGAAATAGATAGCCTAACAGGCGCAAGAGACTCTGCTTTATCAGAGAGAGATCAAGCAATTGCGGCTCAAGATACGATTCGAGCTCAAGCTGCCGAGCAACAAGCGCAAGCTTTAGATGCTCAAGCTGGAGATTATCAGTCTCAGTTAGATCAATTAACAGGTCAAAGCACTCAGTATCAAACGCAATTAGGCGAAAGAGATCAAACAATTGCAGATTTGCAAGCGCAGATATCAAGCTTACAAGCTACACCTGCTCCAGCTCCAGCTTCAGTAACAGCACCTGCTGATATCAAGCCGATTGTAGATCCAAATACGGGCGAAGAAATGACAGCCGATAGGCTGCAAAATTTAAATCCAACAATCTTTGGGTATGGTAATTTTAAAGGTGTTGATCCTAGAAACATACCAAAAACATTTGATATGAGTGCATACACTCCAAAGCCCAATAATTTACCTACAACCAACGTACCTGGATATGATATGAGCAATCAAATGTATAATATTCCAGGACAATTTAAAAGATAAAAAATGGATGTTAGAATAAGTCAACCGAGGAATTAAGATGAAGGATTTACCAAACGTACAACCAATCAACATGCGACCACGCGTGAATATGTCAAAAGGTGGTTTGACCGCAGCAGCGATGGCAGCAGGCAGAAACTTACCAGGTCGTATGAAAGATTTGTCTAATAAGATATTGGGTAGGAATAAAGAAACTTTAAAGGACCAGCTAAAAATAGAAGCTAAATATTACGGGTTTGATAATACCGATGATTTTTTAAAATATATTGATAAAAATGCAATAGAGGCGAGCAAAAGCAACAAGCTTTTTCGAGGGGAAGGTTTTCAAGGAAAACCTACAAATCTTGCTGAAGTATTTAGAAACAGGGAAATGAGAAATAGAAGTAAAATGAGGAATAGAAATATTCCAGGTACTGCAAGCCTTAACGATCGCTTAAGACGAGGTACCGAGAATGCAATTATAGGAGGCGGCCTTTTAGGAGGTGCGGCAGTTACTGATGCAACCCAAGGTTTTACTGAGCAAGCGAGCATGCAAAATATGATGCTTAATTCTCCAGAACAACTTGGCAAAGATTTAGCTGGCATGCGTATTGGATTAGATAGACTGATTGATATTGCATCTCAAAAAGCGCAAGAGATAGGCGCTGCTCCTGGTGAGTATGTTGGTAGAGCTCAGCGAGCCTACGAAGCTGAAATGGAAGCAGAGAGAATGCAACAACTTGATGCCGAACAAGGTTTGAAAAATGTTTCTTTGTTGATGGCTGAAGGCGGTGAAGCATCTTCTTTCCCCGACCTAACAGGCGATGGTAAAATAACTCAAGCAGATATATTAAAAGGCCGAGGCGTTTACGCTGAAGGCGATGAAGTAATGATGATGGAAGAGACTGAAATGATGACTCCAAGCGGAGACGAAATCGAAGCAAGTCTAATGGAAGTTCAGGGCATGCAACCAGAAATGCAAGCGCTAGACCAATACGTACAAATGGTTATTGAGATGGTTCAAGCTGGCGCATCTGAAGCCGAAGTAATTGAATCGCTAAGACAAGCTGGTTTGGATGATGATGATATTGCAGCTGTATTTCAAGCTGTAATGGAAACTTTGCAAGGCAGTATGGAGCAAGGCGGTATCGACGCAGAGCTAGCCCAACTTAGCTAACGATGGCTGATCTGCCGTTTATAGATCGCGTTCGCAATCCGCAGAACTATCCAAACCCAACCAAATTCGACAACGAAGGCCGTCCGCAAACGCATTTGCTTTCAGCAGATATAGACGACAAAACAGGCGATTGGATTGTTTATCCTAAGTTGGTTGTTAAAGACGGCAAGTACGTTGAGCAAAGCATGCGAGATGCAATTAATTCTGGCGACTCAATCAATTTTGGCAAAGACCAAGATTCAGCAATTGAGTTTTCTAAAACCTACAAAGATAAAATAAATCCATATTTTGAAAAATACTACGAAGAGTTTAGAATGAAAAAACAATCTGGAGATGAGGTGAGTTACTTACAATCAGCGCTTGACATGCTAACGGAGTCAGCTCCTGTAACTGAAGCTCCCCCAGGAACTTTCGACCTCGGTTCAATCGAACCATTCAATCCGATAATGGAACGGTATCAACCTAATCCGTTGGATGAGTTTGCGATGATGATGGCTGATCCAACAAAAAAATTAAAAGTTATTTCTACTCCAGTTAAAATGCAACTCAAACCTTTGTTTGCTAAAAGAAATAAATTCAAACAATTAATAGACAAACAAAAATTTAATTACGAGCGCGGTCAAGACTTAGCATCTAAGGCTGACCCTAGAGATATTGAGCAAGGTAATTATATGATGAATGCTGCGATTAAAAGCGGCAAAAGATTTCAGCAACAGCTGAATGATATAGAAGAAAAAATTAGAAAAATATACCAAAGTAAATAAATGGATTTTTCCAAACTTACAGAGGCTGAACTCAAAGAAGCCCTGCTGCTTTTAGAAAAGCAAGACGGTTACTCAACGCAAGATGAGTGTCAAGAATCTTTTTTGAGTTACGTCAACCACATGTGGCCAGAGTTTGTCTGCGGTCGCCATCATCAAATATTCGCCGAAAAGCTAGAGCAAGTTGCTCGAGGTGAAATCAATCGTTTGATTGTTAACATGCCACCTCGACATACCAAGTCTGAGTTTGCTTCGACCTTCTTTCCGTCTTGGGTGATGGGACTCAAACCTAAAATGAAAATAATGGAGACGACCCATACGGGTGAACTCGCCGTTAGGTTCGGTCGTAAGGTGCGTAACTTGATGGATCAAAAAGAATACAAACAAGTTTTTCCCGACGTCAGTTTGCAGGCTGATAATAAATCAGCAGGACGTTGGGAGACCAATAAAGGGGGCGAATACTTTGCAGCAGGTGTGGGTGGAGCTGTAACTGGGCGGGGTGCGGATCTGTTAATCATCGATGATCCGCATTCTGAACAGGATGCACTTTCGCCGACTGCCCTAGAGTCTGCCTACGAGTGGTACACCTCTGGGCCTCGCCAGCGTTTACAGCCTAAAGGTGCGATTGTAATAGTGATGACGCGTTGGTCTTCTATCGACCTAACCGCTAAATTGCTAGAAGCGCAGAAAGAACCTTTGGCAGACCAATGGGAAGTAATAGAGTTCCCTGCTATTTTCCCTGATACAGAAAAACCTCTTTGGCCCGAGTATTGGGCTTTGGATGAATTGCAGAAAGTCAAAGCGTCTTTGCCTGGAATGAAGTGGAATGCTCAATGGATGCAAACGCCGACCGCTGAAGAGGGTTCGATTATCAAACGCGACTGGTGGCAAAGATGGAAACATGATTCTTTACCTTCGGTTCAATATATTATGCAGTCTTACGATACGGCATTTTCTAAAAAAGAAACGGCTGACTTCTCAGCTATCTCAACTTGGGGTGTATTTAGACCCAGCGAAGATTCGCCCGATTGCGTCATGTTATTGGATTGTCAAAAAGGCAGATGGGACTTCCCTGAACTCAAAGAAATAGCGATGCGCGAGTATCAATATTGGGAAACCGATATGGTTTTGATTGAAGCCAAAGCAAGTGGTACGCCACTTACTCATGAGCTTAGACGAATGGGCATACCTGTGGTAAATTACTCGCCGACCAGAGGCCATGATAAAACAACAAGAATGCACTCGGTTGCTCCCATCTTTGAGTCTGGTATGGTGTATGCTCCGAATATGGCATTTGCCGAGGATATGATTGAAGAATGTGCATCATTTCCGTTTGGAGCTCACGATGATTTATGTGATACTATGACTCAAGCGTTGATGCGATTCCGCGAGGGCGGTTTTGTAAATTTAGATAGTGATTACGAAGACGAAGAACGCGAACCTAGACAGAGAGTTTATTACTGATGGCAATAGAAAGACAAACACCCGATCCTGCCCAAGAAGCAGAACAAATGCAAGATATGACAACTGAAAGGTCAACCGAAGATATTGATAATGAAATTATTGAAATCTTAGAAGGGCTAGACGAAGAAGGTGTTCAGTATCAAGACGATGGCTCAGTTATTTTGGGCGAGATGGAAGAAGAAATGGGCGATGTTGGTTTTAGCGAAAACTTAGCAGAAGTTGTTTCTCAGTCTGAGCTTAGTAAAATTTATATTGAACTAACAGCTGCAATAGAAAACGATAAAGCGGCTAGAAAAGATTGGGAAAAAACTTATACCGATGGCTTGAAATATTTAGGTATGAAGTTTGATGATGCTAGGTCTGAACCTTTCGAGGGTGCGAGTGGTGTTATTCATCCGTTGCTTGGCGAAAGTGTGACTCAATTCCAAGCGCAAGCTTACAAAGAATTATTACCAGCTCAAGGCCCAGTTAAAACTCAAGTCGTTGGCGAATACAGCGCAGCTTCAGAAGAACAAGCTCAACGCGTTAAAGAGTTTATGAATTATCAAATAATTCACGTAATGGAAGAGTACGACGAAGACTTAGACCAAATGTTATTCTATCTTCCGTTAGCAGGCTCTGCTTTTAAGAAAGTTTATTACGATGAAAACTTACAAAGAGCTGTTTCAAAATTTGTTGCACCCGAAGATTTAATTGTTCCTTACTATACAACCGATTTAGAATCTTGCCCAAGAATTACTCACGTAATTAAGATGCCAGAAAATGAAGTTAAAAAACTTCAAGCTATTGGTTTTTATAGAGATGTAAAAGTTAGCGATGGCAGCGATTTATCTAACGCATCTGGAGTCAAAGAAGAAATAGAGAGACTGGATGGTATGGAGCCATCTTACGATACTGGCGAAGTTTCAAACCTTTACGTAGTT